TTTCCTCGGAAGGGTAAACCATACAACTCCCCTATACCTGGAACTTCAGCTTTACCACCTGTGAGTAAATCATTAGAATATGTATTAAATCGTATAGCATTACAAAGCTCATTAGCCTTATTAAGTTCACTAGCAAGCATAACTTCTTTACCTAAAAAATCAGCTTCCTTTTTAGCCTCCTTAAATTTAATAGTATTTCTACTAGACACCTCTACAAAATTATATTTGTCTTTTAGATTCTCCTCTTCCAATACAACAGTATGTATAAGTCTACCCTCCCTTAATGCAGGAGCATCAGAATTAATTACATTAGTTTTATTGAAGTAAGTTTTAGGTGACTTATATAAATCCTTTAATGCTGAAGAAGATAATGCATTCTTACCTAGAAATCCATAATAAAAGGAATCGTCATCCATCTTCTTGAGAAGTTCTTTAACATTCCAATTATTGTTATCAAATAGTTTAATTGTTTCCATACAACTAAGCTACATTAATTTTTAGATATACACAATTATTTACCTGTCAAATCTTTTTCATTCATATGTGCTTCTAGAATATATCCATCTAGTGGACTGATAATAGATATAGCTTTATATATTTTCCTACTCATATCCTTAACTTTCTTCTTCTCTGACTTTGCTGAATCTATTCCTAAATTAGTATACATCCAAGCATCCTCTCTTAAGAGCTCATCAACTTTCTTTTTTACTGTCCAGGTCTTGTATCCCTGAATCTTTCTTATCCTTTCCTCTGTTATCATTTTTCTCTAATTTTTCTATTTTATATAAAGCTACAGCTAATGCCTGTTGAATAATCTTTATATCCTTCTGCATCATAACTAATGTACTTTCTTTCATTTCTGTCTCTTTAACTTTTCAATATATAAAGTAGCATCCATAAGTTCCTCTTGTAAATGATTAAGGAATTTATAGAATCCATCAGGAGAATCATACAAAGTAGTACCATACTTTTGTATACCATCTCTACTTCTAGACTTCATTATATTTATTACATCTTCAACTATAGGGTCTTTAGGTAAATGCCTATACCCTGTAGAATCTGAAGTCCATTCTCCGGACTCTACCATTTCATTATACTTCTTAATACTATCACTCATTTATAAAAAAAATAAAACAATTTAACAATCAACCATTCGATAAGCCTTAAAGCTATATAACCTATCATAAATTCATTCATAATATTTCTGCATCTATTACATCCAAAAGGGCTATCTCTTTATCTATAGGTGTTCTATCTATAAACTGAGTTGTAGCCCTTATCTTTTTTATAAACCAATTAGGTTTAACCTTATAAAGATTAAATCTAAATATACCTTCTGGAGTAGAGTTTATATAATATGGAATATCAAGATTATCTTCACACTTTTCAATCATTGAATCAAACTTTGTCTTTTCAATTAATAGATCATCGTAGTGTTTCTTTCTACATTTAAGTTCTATTCTATGATATGCTTTCGGACTATAGCAATCCCATTTACTTATTTTGCTTTTAGCCATAACTAAATCAGGATAATAACTTTCTCTTAGATATTCGAAAAGGTCTTTCTCTATCACAAATATTCTCTATATAGTCTCTCCAACTTCTTTAACCTATTTCTAACACAAGAAGGACATCCACTAGGTGAATCAGAAGTATTAAATACTCTGTTATAAGTACTGTATAAATCCTTAACTTCTCCTGCAGTTATACTTTTAGATTCCCAATTCTTATCAGAGAAAAATTCACCTAAGTAATCAAATTCATCTTCTGTAAAGCAATTAGGTTTATTATAAGGAAAAAGGTAATTGAGTTTATCTTTTCTCTCACTGCACCCACAGTCCTCTCCTGCTAGAAATTTAACCACCTTCTTAATCCCTGTGGCCTCTGTTATTTTTTCTACTGTGTCTCCAACACCTTCAGAAGTATTCTCATATTTATTCACCCAATCCTTATAGCGTTTAGTTCTTTTATCTTTTGGTTTTGGTGGTATTTGTTTTTCATTCATATCTTGTTGTTTTTAAAATACATATACATATTAATTATCTCTTGAGAGCTCATACCTTCTATATCCTCACTCATAGCATTATACCATTCTAAGAAGTCTAGCAATTCCCCCTCCATTACTTATCTACTATTAAATCAAAGTCTCCATTCAGATAGTCCTCAAAGTCCTCTCCAAATTTACCTTTAATGATTTCTTTATAATTCTTACAGCTATTAAATATAGAAGTGACCGATATGTTAGTTTCACTTGCTAATTTACGCATACTCATATCTGTATTATAATACAAGTTGAATAGCTTTTTATCATACCAATAATCCCAAGAGTTAACCTCTTGATTTATCTTATTTAAAATATACTCCTGGGCCTGTTCCTTCTCATAATTCACTTCTTCATATACGGCCCATTCTGGAGTATCAAATACATACTCACCGTTATAGTCATCTATCTTATATACGGTGTGTTTAGATTTAGCTTTATTATAGTCACTCCAAAGGTTTTTTATAGTTATATAAACATAAAACTTATTTACCTCTGTCTCATTATACATTATTTTCTCAGGATTGTTTACATACTTATTAAGTCTAAGATATGTCTCGTGGATGAAATCCTCGACCATATATTTAGGGATACCTATTGATAGTCCCATAGCGACCCAAGTCGTATGATTTTTACTGAGAATCTCTAACATTAATTGGTATATGTATAAAAACTATTCCTAAACTAATCCTGATTAAATCAAAGACAACGCTTCCATTATCAAAATCACTATACTCGACATCTTCTACATAATCAACACCTAGAAGAAATCCTTTTATTAATTCAAATTGTATATTCATATTATAACTCTTAACTTTTTTAATACTACTAACATTATGTATGTCCATAAAGTACTTGTCATAAAGAAGCCTATTATTAAGACTCCTGATAGTAAAAACTTTTTTATTAATTGTATCATTTTCTTGGATTATAATTTATCTAGTATAAGTTCTACAACTCTATCACATTCTTTTTGATTTTGTGGTTTATAAAGAGTGTGATCAGGATATTGTTTAGATATTAATTTTTTAAACAACTTCCATCGCATCGGAAAGGATTCATTAGCTCTACCTTTAGTTTCGATAATAAAATCCTCACCTATAAAATCAGGAGTATATTTAATAGGTAGTATCTTTTTTGAACCCCTATTTGTAAAATCTCCTTTACTATTAGATTGTCTTTCGTATGATTCATTAGTGAAGTGAAATGATTCTGAAAGAATAAATGTTTCACCTTCATATTCTGCGTTTATCTTATTTTTCTTTAAAGCTATATACATATATCTTTCTAGTCCAGAGGCAAATTTAATACCATCATAAGTTATCTTTTTTGACTGTACCGGTCCTCTCTTCTTTGATCTTCTCCTCATTAATAAATCATATCCTTAAATACTTATCTCGGTCTATGTTCTCTGGCACAGATTCCAATATATTAGGTAGACCGTCAAAGTCAACCTCAAATGCAAATTTGTCAAAAGGGAAACCCCTGCTTCGCATACACTTTACAACTGCTATATTCTTTTGTTCTGTTAATTCTAATGATATTTGAGTTTCTGCTTTTTTCTCCAAGAAAGAACCTAAGTGTCCTGTAGGCTTCTCGGAATTCCAATTCGAATGAATTGCTGTCATTATATGGATGTTCAGCTCTTGAGTCCATTTCATTAAATACTGTACTACCTTGCTTGATTCTTTCAAATCATTACTGTCAAACATAAGGTCGGCAATACCGTCTATTATTACTAACCCAATGTCTTTAGTTTTGTTCAAGTGCCAATCCATAAAGTCTAATCTCTCCATAGGCGTATACTGTCGTAAAGCATATGTAAGATAGTCATTTGACTCTCCACAAACATCTGTTATTCTGCGAAATACCTTTTGAGCGTGAAACCTACCTTGTTCTGTGTCATAGTGTATTAGCTTCTTATTCTTTCTATAACCTGTCATTGCTTTAGTCCTATCGGTTTCTCCGTTCATATAGGCCATAGCTACTAATGAGAGAAAAAACGTTTTCTTACTCTTTGGAGGAGCCTGTACAAAGCTGAAGTTACCATAACTACCAATCCCAATGGGGACAGGATTATTACCACTAGTGAAGCCAAAAGAGACTGCCAAGGGCGGTTGCGATAATTTTCCTTTAGGATCGACATAGCTATCTTCCAGGATTCTTTTGTATTTTGTTTCATAATCAATTTTGTGCTGTACCATAATAATCCTTAGTATTGAAAACTAAAACGTCTTTAACAAATAAGGATATAGCTTCAGAAACTTCTCCTAAACCATTTATCTTATTGTCATTCTCAATATTTATACCTCTAATATTGTTCTCAATGCTTAAGTAGTTATATTCAGAAGGTGTGTTTAAAATAAAAGCTAATCTATCTAAAAGGAT